AAGAATACAAGATTAAAATGTTTGAGTGGAGCGCCTCAATACTTGCCGCTACGGCTAATATTGCCGAGGGCGTATCGAAAGCCATAGCGCAAGGCGGTACGGCCGGACTCATAACCGGCGCACTCGTGGGCGCTGCCGGAGCCGTGCAGCTTGCCTCGATTATCGCCTCTAAACCTATACCACCTAATTTTTACAAGGGCGGTATTATTGGCGGCGCTAACGGCGCAACTATGGGCGGCGATAATACATACATTCACGCAAGAGCTGGCGAAATGGTATTAAACGCCGCACAGCAGCGCAGCCTATGGGATAAATTAAACGGCCAAGACACACGCGGCGCGGCTGGCTACAATCTCACCGTAAACAACACACAGAGCGGCCGCGTAGACACCAGCATAAGGCAGGATAACAACGGCTTAATTATTGACATTCTCGACAAACATATAAATCAAGGTTTTAGCGACGGCACCTACGACGCAGGACTCGCCGCTATGAATACTCGCCAAGAGGGGGTAAAAATATTATGAGCGTAGCATGGAATACAACAGACTTACCACTTAGAAAACTATACGGCGTGCAGACCGGGTACGTAGATAACGCAATTAAAACCGAGTTTGACAGCGGGCGCGTTATTTCCGTACAGCGCAACAGTAAAAACAAGCGCCGTTATAGCGTGTCGTATTGCGCCACACGCGCGCAGGAAACAATATTTTTTAATTGGTATGAAAACACCCTCGGCGGCAACGCTGGAACGTTTACGGCTCCAAGTTTACGCGGCGACGGCACAACGCAGGAATACCGCATAGAGGGAACGCCGACAAGTAGCGGCATGAACTTGAAAGAAATTAATATGGAGTGGGTAGAGGTATGACACAAAACGAGATTTTTAACGCGCTGGCAAGTGGCGGCGCTTACTCGCTGCCGTATCTCATTAAACTACATCACCCGGACGCCGGCGCGCTTTATTTCGTAAATAACAACGAGGACGTAGTATACGACGGCATAACATATCACGCGAGCGGGTTTAAATACACCAAGCCTAAAACTATAGGCGGCGTATTGAAAAACGGCTCGCTCGAGATAACCGCAATAGACAATAGCGTTATAGATATAATCGAGGAGTCGGACGAGTTATTCACAGTTATGGCCGTCGGTGTAATCGAGTCAAACGGCGATATTACGCCGATTAAATCCTTTAAACATCAATACGGCAGCGTAACGACCGATGAAACAATGAAAATAACTATTACATTCACAAACGACGACCGGCTCGGCATGGCGTTTCCGCCGTATGTTTTCGACAGCGACAACAACCGCGGAAACGCTTAATTATGACTATATAGACATGATACAAATTAATGATTTACTAGGCACTCCATACCGCGACCACGGCCGCGACAAATCCGGCTATGATTGCTACGGCCTCGCTATTGAGGTAGCGCGCCGCATGGGTTACAAGCTGGACGACGTATTTTACGAAAACCACGATTTGACACTTAGCGACGAGTACGCGCCAACGCTCAACGTAACACCGATAGACAAGCCGCGCGAGGGCGCGCTTATCGAAATGGAGTACGGCAACGAGTTACATATAGGGGTATGTTTGAACGCTCACGAGTTTATACACATGACGCGCGCAGGCTGCCGCGTAAATCATATCGGAACTATGAAAGTTAGGGGGCTATATGGCATTAATACACGTATTTGACGGAATAAACGAGAAAACAACTTACACCTTTAACGGCAAGCTGCGCGACAATCTGCCGGGCATAGATTGGGAAAACGCCGTAGTATTAAAAAGCGGCTACCGTATAAACCCCGATTATGACGTACAGAAAAACGACATTATTTATGTACGTAAAACTCCGGGCGCGGCCTCTACCGTTGCTATTGTAATGGGCGTTATCGCTATTGTAGCGTGCGGCGTTTCCGTGGGTATTTCCATATATCAGAGCAAAACAGCACAAGAGAAACTCGACGAGGCTAACAAAAAATCGAAAGCGGCACAAGACCAAAGCGGCAAGCTGCCGTTTATTAAGGGCGCACGAAACCAGCCGGCAACCGGCCGCACTTTCCCGTATATGCTGGGTAAATCTTTAATGACACCGTATAGACTCTGCCCGGCTCACTACACCATAGCAGGCACACGCGGCAGCGAGCAATATTACAACGTCGTGCTCGAGGTTGCTTATAATAACCTCGTTTTCGATAAAATCAAAATGGGCGAAACTGTAATAAAACAGTTTACCGGCACAACTCCACAAGACGGCGTTTACTCGTTCGACGCTGGCACATATTACGACGAGCGTAATATTATCGAGATCAAGCAGACCGGCGCATTTACAAACGACGATTTTAATAAAAAAATTATTTGTACAGAACTTAGCACAGAAATACCACATAAACACGCCAGCAGCGACCCGGACGAAAACGCAAAAATAGAGGCCGAGTGGCGCGCGGGCGTCGTGCAGGAACTCCCGACAAATGCGCAGAGCGTAGAATTAATCGCGCTTTTTGACGGCTTGCAAAAGTTTACGGACTCATGGGAGCCGGACACTATAACATTGTCGCCACAATGGGCGAATGTAGACAACCCGAGCGAGAGCGATTGGCACGACTTTACAACCGGCTTTAATCAAGACGGCACATACTCAAATACATTTACATACAACACACGCCAGCAAATGCGCTTTGTAGCCCGCCAAGACTTTACCGCGGCGCAGGCTTACGGCAAGAGTATGCGTGTACGTATACGCCGATTGACTCCAAAAGAGGAAAGCAACGCGAAAGACACCGTTTATTTGCTCGCCGTACAAACAAAATGTTACGACGCAAAAAAGAGCACCTCGTCGCAGCTTGTAACGGCCGACGTACTCGAGCCACGCGAGCGCGATAAATGCGTGCGCGTAGGTTTGAGGATTGCCGCTAACATCAACACCGAGGGCAACCTCGACGCCGTAAGCGTTATAGCGCAGGGCTGCGCGCGCACATGGGACGGCAGCGCATGGAGCGAAACAAAAACACCGACTAGCAACCTTGCAGCGTGGGCGCTGGAAATCCTCACAAGCCCGCACCACAAGCCGAGCCAATACAGCGACGACGAACTCGATCTCGACACGTTCGGCGCGTGGTATGAATATTGTGAGGAGCAAGGCTTTAAAGCCGACGGCGTAATCACAAAAAACACAAAGAAACAGACAATTATAGAAACCCTCTGCGGCAACTCTAACACCGCGCTCGTTTATAATCCTATGACCGGCTTAATTGAGGCAGCCATAGACAACGGCCGCGACTACTCCGTAGCACTTCTCAACTCGGAAAACATTATAGGCATAAGCACCGTTAAAAAGTTTGAACGCAAAGCGACCGGTAAAAAGGTAACCTACGTAAACGGCGCGGCAGGCTACGACGTAGACTCCGTTACGTTTATGCGCGACGGCGGCGCGTATGATCCCGCAACCGACACCCTCACAGAAACCGCGCTCGAGTACATCACCACATACGAGCACGCGTTTAAATACGCGTGGCGTAAAATGGCCGAGGAAATCGCGCAGCCGCGAATAGTAACGGTACGAGCTGGGCGCGAGTCGGCTTATTATCCGCTTTATTCTCGCGTAGAGTTACAACACAAGTCTTTAAAAATCGGACTTGCGCACGGCATAATTAAGGCGCTCGTTTGGCAAAACTCGTACTTAAAACAAATTGTACTCGACGGCTCGGTTATATTCCCGGCTAACGTGGCTTGCGGCGTTATAATAAACTGTATAAGCGACAACGGCCGCGGCTTGCTCGCGTTGAAAGTCGAGGGAACGGGAAAAACGGACACGCTCGACGTTATCACCACTTTACGCAATAACGCCGCCGTGCTGCCCGCTCCGGGTAATGCGTTATCGTTCGGCGAGCTGGACGTAGAGGGCGAGTTTACAACAGTAACTAGCAGCATGAAAATAACAAACGCCGAGGAAACAGACGAGGGCTTTACTCTAACACTCGTAGACTACAACCCGGCGCTTTATGAATACGGCACACTCCCGGAGTATAAAACAAATATTACATCAATACCCGACAGCTCAAACAAGACAATCGCAGAGCAGCGCGACTACTTGACCGAGGGCGACGCGCAGGCAATCGCAACCGAGGCCGCGCAGGGCGTAACCGGCGATATGGTACAAGCCGCCGTTGATACAATACAAAACGGCTACCGCTTTACTAATATTTACAACGTGCGCCCCGTAACCGATACACTCGAGGAAATCGTCGCAAGGCTCGACGACGACGCGCGCAACACTTCCGCTAGTATTTCCATAAGCGAGGACGAAATCCTCTTGCAAGTGCAGGATATGGAGCGCGAACTCGTCGGCCTTATCGACATACAAGCGGGCAGCGTTACGGCGCTTGTAGAGGGCGGCGGCGCCAGCGGACAAATGAGCCTTAGTCTTAACTTGCCGGTTATGATAGACGCCACAAAACGCGCGCAGCTTATAGCAGCCTCGACCGAGGCGAAAGTAAACGCCGTTTACGGACTCGTAGAGGGCACGGGCTATTATGGCATAAAGGGCAACGCCTCGAGCGCTGCCGTTAAGGCATTATGGGACGACGCCGTAGCCGCTGGGCTCATAGCCTCACAAATAGACTTAACAGCAACACAGATTAGCATAAACGCGGAGAACGTAAAAATCGACGGCGAAACAATTATAAATAACGCCTCTAAAATAAAAGCCTCATTAATCGAAGTAGACGACTTGCTCGCCTCGAGTGTAACTGTTAAAGACAAGGGCGTTATAAAATCCGCAAACTACAACGGAACTATAGACAGCGACGGAAACATTACCGCCTACGGCTCGGCCGGCTGGGCTATCGACCATGCAGGAAACAGCGACTTTGTCGGCGGAATGTTTCACGATATTTATACTACAGAAATAACCTTTGAGAGGGGCGCAAGGTTTAACAACGTTATAGGTACAAATAATTTTACAACATTTTATACGCAATTATATGAAAAGTTTGAAATATACACGCCACGAAGTAACGAAATCAACTCTTACGCAGCAAACGGGATAGTAAGAGGAAGATTGCAAGATAATACTATATTTTATTTACATATTGCCGGTATAGAATTAACGTGGAATAGTAGCGGAATATTAAGAACAATATTATTACGTGGTGTTGGGGGGACTCTAAACTCACCTTATGAAAGAATACCTACAGTATATGCATTAACAAATAGCGGGGCTCAAAGTATCACATTACTAAAAGCCGCTAGCAGCGGGGGTACAACTACCGAAACAGAACAAATAACAAGCGCAGCGTTTGACATAGCGCAAGTTACATTTTAATAAGCGCGCTAATTATTTTCTCTAATTATTTATAAATAATTTCCACCGGCACAAAATAAAACACGCGCCGCTCCGCCAGCGCGCGGCCGGTTATATCCGCGCCGCCGACAAACGCGCGCAGCTTGTCTACGTCGGAAACTGTTATAAACTCGTCGCTATGATTAAACATAGTTATAACGGCATACTCGGAGATCTTGCCGCCGTTGTATACGTTGCGTTGTACATTCTTAAATTTGTATTGTTTCAACTCGCCCGCAGCGTTGCGCAGCTCCACGCTCTTAATAAAAGCCCATTTATCAGAGTTATAATACACGTAAATACTTGCCATATCGTTGCCGGAGAACTCGACCTCAATACGTAGCGGCGTGGCTGGCTCCAGCTTATTACTTGCGCAGGAAATAAAAAACAGACAGAAAAATAAAAGAAAAGCGTATTTCTTCATTATGCGACCTCGCTCAAAAACTACCACGCCGCGCCGATAATTTCAATATGAGAGGACACAAAACGCCCGCCGTGGCTTTCATAACCCGGCTTATTTACACCAGCTCGCGCGACGACTTCGCCGCGTTTCTCGCACATTCGCCGCTCACTTCCCACGAGCGCGAACTCGTTTTACTGTACGCAGACGGCGCGTTATACAAGGAACTCGCCGACCGCTACCACATCACGCCCGCAGCAATCTACGCGCAAAAGCGGAAAGCCTACGAAAAACTCGCTCAATATTATCTCACGAAAACGTGATATTTTATTGTCAAGCGTTGTATAAATCTATTTATTTATTGTACGTTTCTCTACACTCCCACGTAAAATATGACTTTTAATAATTCTCAAAGAGACTACAAAAGTAGACTAGTAGACAGAAAACGGCGTTTCGCTCACT